ATTAATATCAAAACTTATATAATTAGGCATGTACTTTACCTTTTTGCCTTCTTGGATTCTAACTAAATCATGATGACCAGCAGAATCTTTACCTTGGAAACGGGTAGCTAATGGTATAAGTTTATGTGATCCAAATTCTGGGCCGTCGTCAGCGATTTCCTCTACGCTCTTGCGTCTAAAAATAGCCACAAATGAAGCAAACCATTGTAAGCGATCAGATTGAGAGATCGCGCTACTGTCATCAACGCCGCTTTCTGCAGTGCGATTTAATTGGCAAGCAGTAAGAATAGGAATATTAAGTTCTGAGCAAAGCTCTTTTAAAGCATTTACTTTTTCACCGATCAACTGATATTCTTGTTTGTTCTTATCTGATTCGCCGGTTAATTTAATATAATCGTAAACAACAACGCATTGATTACCGCGACCTACTTTAGAAAAATACCAACGTTTGACAATAGAAACAACTTCTTCAATTGGTTTGCCTGCGACTTGCAAATGATCAACTTGATTATTAAGGGCGCGAATCTTATCCTTGCTTTGTTCGAATTTTTGATATAGATTATTATTCTTTTTCCAGTTTCCTGTTTCGAGATACCACACTGGGATTCCGGTTAGAGACGAAGCTATTCTGAACTTCATGTCTATTGTAGACATTTCAGTGTCAAGAACAAGGGCCTTACATCCTTTGTTGATTGAAGTAATCTTAATCGCAAGATCATTAAGAATAGTTGATTTGCCGTGCTTCGGTCTACTAACCCAAGCGTAAAGATTACCAGGGCGAATCCCACCGTAAAGACGATTGAAATTAGCGTAAGGGCTAGTTAGTCCAGTATCTTCAATTGGATTATTGCCGCGCTCTTCAATAATTTCTATGACATTATTTGTTATGTCTTCTGGTTTATTATTTTCAGAGGCATAAGTGCAAATTTTACTATTATAAATCTTATCAGACTCTGTTATGATTTCTTCAATCGGTTTTTCAGCGCAAGAATTAGCAAATTTTTTGATTTCATCACCTGTTTGCTCTATCTCTCTTCTGATGCGAAGTTTAAGAAGTTCTTTGGCTCCTTCGATAAGGCCAGCTTGAGAGGTGGGAATTAAGCAAATACTATTAACATAATTGAAAATGTCAATAGATTGGTCTTTGAATGTAATCCCAAGATTCTTGCATTTTTGAGAAATAAGAACCTTATCGATCTGCTCACCTTTATTAAATGTCTCCTTAAAAACGCAAAAGATTGTATAATGAACATCATTAATAAAATCGCTTTCACTAATGAAATTTTCTATGTCAGCAAATGAAGCTGGATGCCTGATAAGGCCAGATAAAACATATTTTTCTACCTGTAGAGAATATATAGCCATTAAAGAATTATATTGAATTTGTCTTTAAAAAATTGTGCGGAAAGATCTTTGACTTCATTTTCATAAATCTCTACAAGTTGAAATTTATTTATAGATAGCCACTTTTCTTTAGCGACATCTCTTTTAATAGACTTTAAATAATTAAGACGAGATTCACCGTGGAAAAATTTATTATAAGATGTATGTTGTTTGCCGTGGACTTCGACAGCTATTCTTAGGGTAGCGTTAACGATATCTACTTTTAGCCTAGAGCCGAATACGGGGAACTCCTCATACACTATGTGGTTTTTCCAATAGGTTCTTAGGAATTGTTTTGTATTAAATTGTACTTTGGATCGAGAGGTAGCATCCCAGTCAATCAAATATTGAGAGACGTTTTTGCTAACCACCTTTCCATAGACATTATAAAGCTTCACTTTTTAAGAGCGCTTATGAATTTATTAAATAGATATTTTGTTATATCTTGATGCTCTTCAAGGAAGTTTTTGAGATTGGCTTCTCCTTGATGTTGCTTTGGCATTTCTAAACTGTTATCAGCAAGCTCTTTAATAAGCTCATCAGTAATAGTAATCCAAGCGCCTTTAGCATGGGCAAACTCCCAGGCCAAAAGTTGATCTACAATCTCATATTCGACCCAAACACTTGATCCGTTAGAGCGGCCATATTTGATTGGGTAACGAACTTCTCTGCCAGACTTTTCATTTGGGGTTTTCTTAAATGAAATTTTACACCAATGACCGACAGGATTACCATCTCCTTTGGCGTTCGCATAGATGAAATCCTTATTCCAGCGTTGTTGAAATTCGAGGATCCAGTCTGAATAGTGCAGGGCAGCGTTTCCGCCGCTTGCATTGGTGACCTTTGGATCACCTTTTTCATAAGGATTGATTTTAATAGAAGAGCGAACTTGAGAAATTATAAAACAAATATGCCCCCTAGAAGAAAACGCCGCTGCCATCTTGCGAAGAAGATCGGCTGTCAACAATGCTGCGCCAGCAGTTTTATTTGCTTCTGTAGCTGATTTAGCCAAATCATTTCTAGGCACTAAAGCATCAAGACTGTCAAGGACAAAGAAATAAAGATTTCCATCGTCATTGTCTTTGATTAGTTCGCGCATCGTATCAATTACAAATTCGTAATCGTTAGTAGGAATAACTCTCCATTTAGATGGGTCAGTATTTATGCCAGACCTAGAGATGATGTTCTCGCTAAGTCTACCTTCGGATTTGATGTAAATTACGCACCCCTTTTCTGGATGAAGAAGTTGGAAGTTCCTAGCGAAAGCCAAAGCGTTGCTGGTCTTGCCTCCTTCAGTGATTCCAGAAGACCGCACTATACCGGGGTGAATGCCACCGCCCATTTCAATATCGAGAGTCAAACTGCCGCTGCTGACGACATAATCAATATTATTATCAAAAGCATAATGGTGATCTTTGTTGCGGCTTAGGATGCTATCTAGAACCCTTAGTTTTCCTGAAACGTTTGATTCTTCTGCTACTTCTTGCACTTCTTTCTTGGGTCTTGCCATATTATTTTTTGTTAAAAAGATTTAAAAACTCTTTGATTGAGGTTGGTTTTTTATTTACTTCAACTTCTGGAGCGACAGGTTTATCTTCTAGAATTATCTTCTCTTTTTCAAAAGAAAGGGATTGATATTTTTTGATATCTCTTAGAAAATTTTTCCCGTTTTCGCCCAAAAACCAAACAAGTGATATAACCTTGGTCCTGCCTCTAAGACTCATGAGCCACTCAAAGCCATGCTCTTTAATAAGCATATTTGCAATTCGCATCTCGTTAGGCCAATTACAAGACTTAGTTTCTAATAAGAAATTTATGATTAATTGCTGTTGCTTACTTAGCTTTCTAGGCTTTTTGGCTTTCGCAGTCACCCGCCTAGTATCACCTGATCATGGCGATTTGTCAAGGAGGGATATGTCGTGGGCGACCATCTTTTTCACCAAGCCTTTAAAATCGGTTTTTGGAAGCCAATTTAATTCTGTTCTGGCTGGCGTAGAATCGCCCATCAACAGGTCAACTTCTGCTGGTCTATAAAATTTTTCATTTACTTTAATTAAAACTGAAGAAAGCGGATCGTTTGCGATGGCATATTTTGTAGAAATACTATATTCTTCTAAAATTCCAGTTCCGTGCCAAACTCCTTCAATTCCAATTTCATTAAATGCAATTTCAATAAATTCTCTAATAGAATGAGTTTCATTGCTAGAAAGAACGTAATCTTTTAAACTCCGAATCATGGATTTACAATATGATTGCTCTCTATACAATTCAGGCTGTAGATCATATCTAAAATTTTCTTGATTTAACATTTTCCAAACGCCATCGACAAAGTCTTCTGAGTCAGACCAATCTCTTTTAGCGTCCAGATTTCCTAATTCAATCGGATCAAACGTTTTTCCGTTTTTAATAGCGTGATATATTCTGGCTACACCTTTAGATATTTTTCTTGTTACAAATTCTTCTCCTCGCTTTGTTCCTTCGTGATTAAATAAAATTCCATGGACAGCGTACAAATTATAAGATTCCCTGTATACTTTAACTAAGTGTCTTGCTGCGGCTTTGGAGGCTCCATATGGGCTTCTGGCTCTGATTGGATGATAAATGTCTTGTGGAGAATAGGCTACGTCGCCAAATTCCTCGCTAGAACCAGCGGAATAAAATCTGCACTTAGGATGAAGTCTGCGGATAGCCTCCAAGCATCTTGCAACTCCAGTAGCATTTGTGTCGAATGTTTGCAAGGGTATTTCCCAGCTACACCCAACAAAGGATTGGGCGCCAAAATTAATAAAATAATCAGGCTTTAAAGATTGAATAATGCCGTCTATACTAACAGCATCAGAAAGATCTCCATATATAAATTTAAATCTTGGATTGTTTATAAACTTTTGGCAATTTATATAATTGGGATTAGATGCTCTTCTGGCAACGCCATGGATATTATAATTAGTTTTTTCGAGCAAATATTCAACCATGTTCGCTCCGTCCTGCCCGGTTACTCCAGTGATGACAATATTATTCATTATTTATCTCTTTCGCTTAGAATTGGATTATTAGAAGGCCAATGAATATTATATTTTGGATCATTCCATTTTAAAGTAAATTGTTTGTCGCAATCAGTATATTCTCCAGTATAAGATAGTTTATAATCATAAACACAAACATCTGATAAAACATAAAAACTATTACCTATGCCAGGAGGCAAAAGGATAGCTTTTTTATTTTCATTGCTTAAAATTTTAGTTATGTGTTTATTGTAGTCTTTAGATTCTGGTCTATTATCTACGAACACAGCATGAACCCTTCCATATAAACAAGATACAAGCTTCCAAGTATTAAAATCTCCATGGATTCCTACTAGGCAGTTTTTATATCTAATGCAAACCTTATCGTGGTCAAACTTTTTGCCATCCAAAGAATCTTTATATGTTGTGAAAATTTCTCCTCGAAAATCTTCGAAGCTATCAAATTTAAACTCTTTTATATCTTTTAAACTGGTTTCCATATGATTACAGTATGTCCTTCAATAAACTTGCTACCATAATATAGTCTTCTAGTGTCTAAAATTCTAATTTTGCCTTCTGATTCTAGTTTTCTCAAAGAAGTCAGATAGTTTTTTAGGTAATTTCTCTTGTTAAAATATTGAATAGTTAAATAATCAAGAATATTTTCTGGATCTAAGACTTCGTGAATCGGTTCAAAATGAATGCACAAGCCGGGCTTACTATTAACAAAATATTCAAGCACTTTATCATGCTTCTCTCCTATTTGCTCCAAAGACGCGACGGTATAGATAAGTGAATCTTTAATATCAATAGAATAATCTGGCTCGAAATAATTAAAATTAAAGCCTTTGATATTGTGTGATCCGATTGCGTTGGAGCACTCCGCTATATTGTTCTGAGACGCAACGCTCCAATCTCCTCCGTGATAAAGCTTATCAGAAAAGTATTTGTTTAGTCTAAATAAGTGATATCCTGTACCGCATCCAAATTCGAAAATCTTGTCGTAGTTTGGAATATGCTCAAGGAGTAAAGCGTCAACAAAAAAAGAATGCAAATGATAATCAAAATCTTTAGAATGGGTTTTAATTATTTGTTTGTTAAGTCTTGCAATATTATTTTTTTTGTGATACTTGGGTATCAAAGATTCTGGGTTTAAAGTCTTTTTAAATTCTTCTAGATTTTCTTTCCATCCACTTTCCCAATGAGAGATGCGGCCTTCTCCAGCCCTTATCAAGTCCGATGATAAAACATTAATATAATTGACTATATAATTATGGAGTTCGACAGAATCCAAAGGCTCGTATAGCAATTCAGAGTTATTAATTTTAGAAATTAATAAAGGGCTTATTTGGTGAGAGTATCTGCTTTGAATGTCTTGAGGTATAACTTTAAACATAATTTTTGTACCATTTAATGCATTTTTTGAGTCCGTCTTGCAATGATGTTTTATTTAGTTTACCAAATTCTTGCTCGTATCTAGAAATGTCTACGCAAGCTTTGTTTGGGCTATTTGCTAATTTGTTTTTCTTATCTCCTATTTTTACTTGACAGCCTAAAATATCTCCA